TGGTAAATTATTTTAAAATCTTTATCCATTAAGTTTATAGATTCGATATCACCTGAATAGTAATGGCAACCTTCTTTTTCGTTTTCTTTACATCCACTATCGTAGTTATCTAAAGACACTACTGTATGTCCTTCTTTAAGCAATTTTGCTATTAGATTTGAACCTATAAAACCAGCTCCTCCAGTTACTAATATTTTCATAGTTTTTAAAATAAAAAACATCCCCCTCATTAATAGCGAGGAGGATGTTGGTTTTAGAATTAAGCAGTTGCTAATTCTGTGTTTTTAGTACGACGACGAGTCAAATTATACATTGCGTTTGCAATTGTGTTATTTACTCTACGTCTGAAGGCTGTAATGTTAGATAAATGACTAACAGAATAACCTGTTTCTTCAGACAATCTTGTCAAGTCACCAATGCGTTGGCGATGAGTGAAGAATGACAATTTTGCTGTGCGGTTTAAGTAGTTTGCACGTACTTTAGTTTGATAACTCATAACTATATTTGATTTTTGTTTACGATTTGTGTGAATCTAATACTTTTTGTACTGATTCTTTTACTTCTTCCCATTTAACAGTACGGATACCACCTTCAGGTAATAATTCACCATATTGTACAGGATCAGGACGACCTAATTTAATAAACGCCTCTACACGCTCAACAGATGCTGCTGATTTGTAATCAGATAACCAAATATCATCTGTTAATTTAATTGGTTTGTATGATGTATTAGTACGTTTATATACTTCATCAAAATCAAAACCTAATGTGTTACATGCTGCTAAACCATCTTTTAAAATACCGAATTTATCTGTATCAAGATATGGAGTATAATGGTAAACATACTCACTGTCCCAGTTGCCTACTTTAAATGCTTCAAAATCTTCATCTCTAAATTCTTGTCTACAATCAGGATAAATTGCATGATCACCAGCATGAATACCCATTGCAATAGCAACATCTTGTTTTTCTCCTCTAGTAGCAATTGATAATGCTACTGCTTGGATTAATGAACTGAATATTTTATTACGGTTAGGTACAACTGTTTCTTTCATGTTGTCTTGTTCGTAATGTCCTTCAGGAACATCTTGTCCACCTTCTACTAATGCTGAATTTAGTAATTCAGATAAACCATCTAATTTAATAATTTGATGTGTAACCGGGTGCCATGAATAATTTTTGTCATTATCGAATGGAGGGTGATTTGCGCTCCAAACATCATTAATGTAATCTACCAATGCGGCTGCACGTTGTAATTCTACTTTGTGTTTTTGACCATAGTCAAAACCTAATGCTGTTACTTTATAGCCTTTAGCTAATAGGTGTAACAATAATGAACTACTGTCCATACCACCTGATAATGATAAAACTGCTTGTTTCATTTTAAATGAATTTGTTTATTTGGGATTGTATTTATTTATTAAACGCTTACTCCCGTTTAAGCGTTATTGAATAATGCTTTAATTTTGAAAAACTGATCTAGAAATGGTTTTTCATAAGTAATAATAGTACCATTCTTATAAGGAGAATGAGCAACTACTTTAGTACTACGTTTTGCTTTTACAATTTTAGAAAAAGCATATACTTGTTTGCCCAAAGCAGAACCTGCTGGTTTGCCTAGATAATCATAAAGTGAAATCATTGTTTGCATAACTTTTATTTTATAAATTTTTTAAATTGTTGTACGTTGAAGGTAATATCTTCAACTTGCCCACTCAAATCTTTTTCAAAATAATACTCTAGTTTTTCTTTTGGTTTCCATGTTAAACCACTATCAGTGTATCTTTGTCCTTCAGCACCAACTAAAATAGGATTAGACGTATCTACTGATTTAACAAATGTCCAATCTTTATATGACATAAATTCTTGTGGTAATGAACATCCTAGTAAATGGTGATAATGTGACTTTCTAATAGTATTAGATGCAACTAGGCGTCTAATAAACTCCATTCTACCATACATTGCTGCTTTTAAATGATCCATTCCTTCATATTCTTTCTGGTATGCAATGCTTGAATGGTTAAAGGCAATATGAGTGTAACCTAAATCAACTAATGTTTGATATGTTGTAATTAATTCACCCATGTCACTACCTTGACACACAGCCATTAAATTAACTCCTTCAGGCAAATTTGGTTTATGATTAATCATCCAACTTTTAGCATTAACTAATGTTGTTGTAGCATCATTCCAAGCATCAGGAACAATAAATACATCAGGACGAACTAAATTAATTTTTTCTAATAAGTCTTCTGTGGTATGAACTACACCCTCGAAAAGACCATTATCCATGATAATGAAACGTTTATCTAAACGTGATTTTTGAAAAAATATTCTATATTGGTCATAATGATCAATTAGATGTGGTAAACAATAATCGTAATCGTTCCACTTATATGCATGGTGCATCAATGCTAAAGGCAACTCATGACTAATCTTCATAATGTTCTAATTTTTTCTTTAATTTATCGATTCTAATTTGACAATACCACTTTCCTATCCAGCTACTTGCATTTTTATAATTTTCCTCCCAGTTCCTAATTTCTTTTCGAATTGGATTATTATATTTTTCAAGTATATCGATATCGTAATAGCTGTTGTTTTCTAACATAGCCTCTTCCCAATACCCTTCAGTATAGTGGGGGATTTGTTGTTCTTGTTTTTCACGAAGAACTTTGCGACGTGCTTTTTCTAGACTTTTCAGACACTTTTTACTCATATATAGCGGTGTTTTTGCTGTGTTCCATAAATTCTACTCTTGTAACACTAACTCTACCACTAGTTTCTTCTTGAACAAATGTGTTTAATTTTTCAAAAATATATTTTGCAAATTGTTCTGCACCAACTGCTGGTAATATTCTCAGTTGGATAATACCTAGATCACTCATTGTTTTGAAACCTCCCAATGCAGGATCATCTTCAGCTATGATTGTAGTATGATCAAACATGTAGTCCATCCATTCTTTAGGATTTTTACCATCAATATTTCCTTTAGCACGTTTCATACCACCAAAATCCCAAACCCAATTACGCTCATCTAATTCACCCTCAAACCACACTCTAAATGATACTCCATAACCATGGAGAAATCTACAATGAGTACCTTCTGCTTTCCACTGACGGAATACTGTGCTGAAACCGTCAAACAACTTTGTTGATTGAAACTTTGCCATATTAATTATCTTTTTTTACTGTGATGTTTGATCTGAATAGAATTCCTGCCATTAGATTTAATCCACATGCTTCCCAGAAACCAATATATCTAACTCCAAAAATACTTGGCATTAGGTGATTCCATAAAAATTGTAAAGGTAATCCAAATAGTAAGGCAGCCAAAGCTAGTAACCCTACAAGATAAGCTGCTTGTTCGATTGGTTTCATGTTATTATTCATTTTCTGTTTCTTCGTTATTTAATTCGTCTAATTCGGCTTGACTTACTATTTTCCAATTCTTATCATCGTCAATAATAGTATAAACTTGATCCATTATCTCTTCTAGTTCTTTATTTAGTAGAGTAACATCAATGTCTTCCTCAGTTAACTGAATTTGGATTTGTTCTGCTCTATTTAGTAATTCTATTAAGTTCATTTTTTCTTATTTGGAGTAAATTTAAGTAATTCTTCTGACAGAACCACTCTTCCCTTGGTATTTCTTGGTTCATAGGGGCAATGTCTGCAGTGGTCACCACAGCAACTACCTCTATTAATATGGAAGAGCGCAGTGAAAATCACGCGCTCACCTTCCACATAATAGTCAACTCCGTTTTTTAATTGTCTATCCTTCACAAGATATACATTCAGATAAACGTTGTAGGTTGTCTCCTCTCAATACTGATTCAGTACGTAAATAGTATAATGTTTTAATACCTAATTTATGTGCTTCTTTATGTACTTGGGATATCCATTTTGGAGTATCATTTGGATCAAAACATAAATTTAATGAAATTGCTTGATCAATATATTGTTGTCTAATAGCGTTTTGTTTTACTATTTCTAACTGATTAATTTCCTTAAATGTTAAGAATACTGATTTTTCTTCATCAGTTAAAATATAACTAGGAACATTAATTACTGATCCTTGATCTTTTAAAATTTGATCCCAAACACTATCAATATTGTATCCCTTTTTATCTAGTAATTCTTCTAGAATTTTATTTCGTTTAATGAATACGCCTTTTGCTGTTTTAAGGTTATATACATTCGCGGGGATTGGTTCAATTGATGGTGATACTCCACCTGAAATATGAGCATTTGATACCGTTGGTGCAATTGCTAAATGGTGGGAATGTCTTAATCCAGTACCTTTACACCATTCTGGTTCTCCATATACTTCGGCTTGATCACGAGATGCTTTTAGAGTTTCTGTTTGAATAAATTCAGATATAATTCTAGTTAATGCTGATGATTGGATGCTAGCAAATGGTAATCCTTTTGATTGCAATAATGTATGCCATCCTAAAACACCAATTCCAATTGCTCTACCTTTAGTAGCAGAACGAACTGTGTTTTCCATAAATTTGATATTCTTAGCTCTATCAATAAATTCTTGTAATACACCTTCTAAGAACCAACATGCTACTTCTGGTAATGTCATACCATTATCAAATTTATAGTCTTTCCATTCGTCCCAACGTGCTAAATTCAATGATGATAAACAACAAATAAATGAATGTAATTCGTCTGTGTATAATGAAATCTCACTACAAATATTTGTCATTGATACATGAAGGTTTAATTTCTTATATCCTTCAGGATTCACATTATTCACATTATCTTCAAACATGATATAAGGTTCACCAGTTTCAAGACGTGTTTTTAATATTTCACCCCACAAACGCATAGAACGTTCATCTTTATTTTCTAATTTATCCATAAATGTGTCATCAACAACAACACATTGGTGTAAATTTAAACATTGGCGATTAACATCACCTTTTGGTCTACGGATTTGTAAGAATTCTTCAATATCAGGGTGGTTAATGCTTAGATTAACCGATGCTGCACCTCTTCTAACTGATCCTTGATTTGTAGCAAGAATAGTTGAATCATAAATTTTACACCAAGGCACTACACCTTCAGATACACCATTATCTCTAATAGATTTACCTCTACCTCTGATACGAGATACTCCAATACCAACTCCACCACCTTGAGATGATAATCTCATTAGTTCTGAATTTGCGTCTGCAATACCCTCAATTGAATCACCAACGTCAATACCAAAACATGAAATAGGCATTCCACGTTCAGTACCTAAATTTGACAATACTGGAGATGCTAAACATAACCAGTTTTTTACTATTGCTTCGTAGAATATTGGTTGTAAATCTTTACGTCTTAATCTACGTGAAGATGCTTTACTTACTCTTTTAAATGCGCCAAATACATCTTCATCAGGCATTAAATACCCTTTAGAAATCATACTTAATGCTATTTCATCCATCCAAGAAGGAAAATCTTTACCTTTAACCCAGGTACTGGTGTCTACTTGTATACTCATCTTATAATTTAATTTTAAAGGTCTGACCAATCTGCGTTTGACTTTGAATAACTAGTCACGCGTCCTGCAAAGAAATCTTGGTGGGTTTTTCCACTTGTTAAATGTCCAAACCATTCCATTTGTTTTAATAGGTTAGGATCAATATCATTAAAAATACCATTATAACCTAATTCAACCATTTTCTCATTTGCTCTTGCTTTGATAAATGTTTTTAATTGAGGAATATTTAATCCTTCAATATCTCCCATTTCAAATGCTTTATCAATAAAATCAAATTCTAATTGAACAGATAATCGACAAGCTTCTGCTACAGATGAACGCATTTCTACTGTATCTAATTCAGGTTGTTCTTCTAATAATTTTCTAAATAACCAACACCCTGCTTTTGAATGTAATGACTCATCTCTAACACTCCACTCTACAATTTGACCTGTTCCCTTCATTAAATTTCTTAATTGAAAAGACATTAATATAGCAAATGAAGAAAACAAATTAACGCCTTCAGTAAATGCTGAGAATATAGCTAATGATAATGCTTTTTCTCTAATGTTATCACCAGGTACTTCAATCAAACGATCAATTTTTGCTTTTGATGTTTCATCTTCTAAAAATGCCTGGAAATCATCTAATCCTAATTCTTCATTTAATCGAGCATAAGCTTCAGCGTGGATGCTTTCAAAATCAGCAAACACACGAGCCATAGCTTGGATTTCTGGTTTTGGGAACCATAATGATACTTTGGTAGACCAATAATCATTAACGTGTACTTCTGTTTGAGCGAATGATTTTAAAATATTTCCTATCAAATTCTTTTCTGAATCTGTTAGTTTTAATTTCCAATCGTTTAGATCAGAAGCTAAAGGTACTTCATCAGCTAACCAATGCACTCTATGTTGGTCTTTATAGAAGTTGAATGCTTCTTGGTATTCAAATGGTTTGTAGAAAATACGTGGTTCCGTTATCATTTTAATGAATTTAATAAGTTAACTAATGTTGGTTTTGATTGCATACCCAAGGTACGCTTTACTTCTTGCCCATCAACCTCTATTACTAAAGTAGGAACTGAACGAATATTATATTTTAATGCTGCATCAGGGTTACTGTCTACATCTATTGTTTCGAAATTAACATCAGTTAATTCTGATTTGATTTGTTCCATTAAAGGAGCAAGTTGCTTACATGGGCCGCACCAGGCAGCCGTGAACCTTTTTACCGTTACCATAATTTTTATTGTTGTAGTTATAAATATAGTATATACTATTGACCTTTACTAAGCTCAAAAAACTTTTGTTGAAGATAATCTCTATCGTCATTATTAACGCTACTGTATTGATTTACAGGTTTTGAGTCATCGTCATCATCATCCTCTAATGGGGTTTCGTATATATCTATTTTTCCGTTTGATGTATCTATTTTGGAACCAAATGTTAATCCGTCAGCACCATATCTGTTTTTCATGACGTGCCAACGTCCGGTTCCATTTACTTTATCTTTTCTTCCTCTTGCTAGAGATAAAATAATATCTCCAATCATAATTTTTTCATATGAACCAGCTGCATTATCTCCTTCAATAATATTGCTTTTAGCAGCACCTCTATTTGCTTGTGAAGGTGATATAACTGGTATTCCTAATTCTTTAGCTAATGCTTTAGCTCCAACATAAACATCATCAATTTCTTCCTTACGTTCTCCATTTCTAGAGCGAGATGAACTCTTAACATAATCAAGATAATCAATAATAATTAAATCAGGTTTGAAATCATGTTGCATTTCCAGTTGTTGAAGGTGAGCCTGGATAGTATCGAATGATGCTCTTTTAGGTGGGTATTCTTTGATTACTACTTTACCTCTAACTTTACTAATAGTTTCTTCAACTTTAGCTCTATTTTTATCTAAGGTATCAACAGGTATTCCTGTAAACACAGCATCATATCTTTTACCTACATAACCTTCAGCTAATTCAAGTGAATAATGTACTACATTATATCCCATAGCGGCCGCATAAGCTCCCATATCAATAACAGCCCATGATTTACCACCTCCAGGGTTACCAAATACTAGTACTAGATCTCCTTTACCCATCCCACCTTGAGTTAGACTATTAAATACAGGCCAAGGGAAAGGTATTGCATTTCTATCATCTACTCTATATCTTGATTCAATATCTTTATCATATTCATGACCAATATTTTTATCTTCACCTGCTTTTAAGGCATTATTCATTAGTGTTTTAATACTATCATAATCACCCATACCAAGCAAATCAACAGAAGTCATGATTGCTTTTTTTACTTGTTGGTTTTTACAAAAATTAGTAAATTCATTCTCTACCCAATCCAAATCATTTGCTTGTGATTCTTTATAAGCTTCTCTCAACCCCTCAGTAATAGCAATTTTTAAAACATCATTATCAACCTTCTTTACTTCAGTAGACAGTACCTCCATTGTTGGTACTGTATGATACTTAGAAAAATATGATTGTATTTCTTTAACAATCCATTGATTAGCTTGATTTTCAAAATATTCTTTTTCTAAAGAATCAGACACATTTACTAAGAAGTTCTTCTGTGTTAATAATGCTCCAATTACTTTCGTTTGAAACTGAGGTCCGTATGCTTGTAATTTTTGTAATGTTGTCATAACTTTTTTAAATTTAATTAAGAGAATTTAAGTAACCAAATACTTCTGTAAGCCAATTATCTACGTTTGGTATTGACTCTCCCAATTTATCATTCACGTATATTTGATGAAATAAATACTTATTTAATTCATATGAACCATTAAAAGCATCTTTTACCAACTGTTTGTTCTCAGGTGATAAGAAACTTCCATCCAAAGACATCAGTCGTTCATTAATTTCTAATTGATGTCTTCTTTCTACTACTGATAGATATAATTTATTTTCATCTATTTTATTAGCAGATGACTCGATAATATCACTTAGTTCTAATTTATTCTCATTGATTAATTCAGGGAATAATTTAAGCAACTTAACAGGTCCTAAACCTGCAATTCCAGGAATATTATCAGATTGATCACCCATCAATATTTTATAATTCAAGAAATTATAACTACTAACACCGAATTCTTCTAATACATCTTTTGGTTTATATACCTTCTTTTTAACTGGAGAGTATACTTGGACTTTGTCTGAAATTAATTGTAAGAAATCTTTGTCAGCAGACATAATAGTTACGCTTGTTGTCTCATTATACGCCTGGAATTTATTTGATAAGTAACCAATAATATCATCTGCTTCCAAACCATCAATACTAACAACTGTAACTGGTAGGCATTTAAGATATTGAATTAATCTTGCCATCTGGTTATTTATACTCTCTGTTTCTTCTTCTTTTGAAGAGAAAATAGAATAATTTGTCATGCGGTTAACATGACGATTTGCTTTATACTCAGGGTATAAATTTCTCCTAGCATTCGAACCACCAACACCATCAAATACAATTACTACTTTAGTTGGATTAAGCATTTTGATTGCATAACCAATTGATTTCAAAAATCCAGTTAGACCACCAATGTGGTGGCCATTTGGATTGATGTGATTAATCATAGTAAACGACCTCAAGAATGTATTGAGGCCGTCTATGATTAAGATTGAGTCTAATTGTGTCCTAGTGTCTGGTTGAATACTTGAGATTAGATCAAAGTATTTATTCTTGGACATCTACTAAATTTATTTCTTTAAAATTTTCTTCCATTTCATCTTCCTCAACAATATCAAAATCAGCTGATCCTAGAATTTGTAGCCACTCATGTGAGTGATCTTTTTTATAAGTATCAATTGCTTTTTTATCATCAGGGATGAAACCATGGACTGTCATTGTAACAGTACCTTTTGTTTGTACACCTGTAACGTGATTTTTATCAGCAGAAATCTTAGTACGTTTAGCAAATTCAACGTCTTTACCATCTTTAGTTGCTTTTATTTTGCTAGTACCACTGTTTGATACGTTACCAAATGTAATTACAAAAGATGAATCAAAGAACATTGTATCACCACCTTTATTTTTCAATTTAGGTTGTTCCATTGGTGAGTTTGGTTTTGCAACCCACACCTTATTAACTGCTACAAACGTATTTGTATATGGTTGATTTTCTTTACGAGATAAGATAATCTTTTGATTAATAAAGTTACCAAATGTTTGAGACATTGCTCCAGCATTCCATTCATTATTATTTTTATTTGACTCAACAGATAATCTACATGGAATAGATCCTACTGAATCCCACAAGAATAATAAATCAAATGGTAATTTACCGGATGCTTGTTCACTTAATAGGTCAGCTACAAAAGCACCTACATCTTCAATTGTGTTTAGTGAACCTCTATCTACATACAAGAAGAAACCTTTATAATCAATAACCTCACCTGTTTCAGGATCAGCTACAGATGTTAGTTCAAAACCCATTTGTACAGCATGTTCCCAATTCCATTTCATCTCAGTGATGATGAAAACTGGTAGAACACCCATCTTTTGAGCAGATACTGCTGCCTCAAGCATTGCTGTTGTTTTACCTGTATCTGAATGACCACGTAACAATGTTATATGGCCCATAGGAATACCTGGGATAGACAATACATCTTGGAATGCCTTTGAAAGCGGAATCCACCTTTGTGGTTTAAATTTAACAGATTGATCTAAGAATTTAGATTTCTTAAATGCATCAATGTTAAATGATTTTTTTAACGATTCGGATACAACCGTCGTTAGACTGTCTTTACTTTTAGCCATTTTAGCCATTGTTTATTAATCATTAAATAGTGAATCAAACTTATCAGTCGCTGTTGCTTTAGGTTTTACATCTAAAGTGTAAGGTTGAATTGGAGAGTTGAAATCTTTTAAGAAATCATCTTCCTCATCTACAATTGATGTTGGAGTTGCTTCCGGAGTTGATTCATCTTCAGGAGATAGCCACTTTTGCAATATGTCTTTCAACGCATCGTAAGTGTACTTTCGATTAATAGCTAAGATGTCAGGTTGTTCTTCTAATGATTTAGTAACAAATGCAGCATCATCAGAGATTGGTGTAGATTTTGGTTTTGGTCTTAAAGTACATTTAATACCTTTTCTACCAGCAATTACATCTTCGATTGCTTCAACTGTAAAATCACGACCATCTGTAATGTCTGTAAAATCACCGTAATCTTCATCACTAGCGATACCCATTAATTGGTCATTAACTAATTTACCAACTTCCCATAGACGTACACCTGCACTCTCTTCACCGCGAACGATTACTGGAGCAAAATAACGTGTTTTAGGAGAAATTTTGTTGGCTAGAGTCCAATCATCTTTATCGGATGATTTACGTAGTTTCTTAGCGAAGTCTGTGATTGGGTCTTCTTCACCCCAGTTACTTAATGCTAAGATTGGTCCTTTTGAAAAACCATAGTGCATTTGAACTTCGCGCAATGGCCACTCTTTTCTAAAAGTGTTTGGGACGATTCTGATCTGGTGTTTGCCTGCTTTTGGTTTCCAGAAAATTTTAGTGTAGTCGATTTTTTCACGACCTGCGCCTCTGTTGGCGTTCGCTTCAAGCTTCTGCTTGACAAAACTTAAATCCATATTGTTTTTGTTTTAATTGTAAGTCGTTCTATGAACGGAATATATTGTGAATCTATGATTCTAAATTTTGACCTCCAAACTATTTGTTGAAGTCTATTATCTTATGGATTGCTGTATCTAATCTACGTAGGTCAGGGCCATCCGTTAATAAAATACAGTTTTTATAGTCATTCCAATTTACGATAAAATTTTTGTCCACCACACCATTGTTTAAAGTTCTTATTAAAGTATTAAGAGCATTAATAGTGTACAAGGTGTTTGATTCTTTTTTACGATGTAATAAGATAGTATTGGCCAGCGGTGCATCTTGCATGTTGCCCGAGTCAATATTATATGTACACATCAATTCTTCACTTTGTGGAGATTCAAGAATGAATATCTTATTGAAAAGAATAGCGTAACGACGATTGATTGTGTTAACTGTATTTTCCAAATCCAATGGAGTTGTAAATGTACAGAATAATTTGTTCAAGTCTAGTTCGTTTAATTGTTCCATAATAAATATTTATATTTTCTCCAAACCGTGATACGATTGGCCTTGTTTAATGGTTACTGGATATTTTAATGTATTTATTATATCCAAAATTAATTCTTTATCCTCTTCACTATAATCAAATAAGAAGGCATCATAAGTATACAATACTAATTTTGTTTTTTTACCTTCTAACTTACTTAATATTGATTCTAATAATTTAACATTAGTTGATGTTTCTTTACTTTGAACTACATAATTAAATAACTTTGATCGAGTCATATCAGCGTCAGGCATAAATACCTTATTTTCTGTTACTAATTGCTTCCCATATTGGTACGTATCCCACATACCATCTGTATAAGATAATACTTTTTCAAAGAATGGTTTAGATTGATATTCACCCCATACACCACCATATAACTGTTTAAATGTTAATTCTTTAGCTTCTTGTTGTGATACACCTAACACATATCCTAGATATTCGTATGTATTTTTTTCTTTAGGAAAATCAAATCCAACCATTTCACCAATCAATCGTGGGTGATACCCCTGAAAATCAATTTCAATAAATTTATCATTTTCTGGTTTAAAACATGCACGTTCACCATCATCTTTATTCAATGCTGCAAAGTTAATGCTATTAAATGTGTTTGATGGGCGTGAAGTTGTTGTATATAGATTATATTGAGTGTATATTCTACTGCGATTTAAATTAAATTGTGGGTTTGTTAACTTCCCATTGTAATAATCAATAAAGCAGTTTTTATCGACCATTATGCCGTTTTTTTCAATATGGTAGAATACGTTTGATGTATGAAAATTTTGAAATTCAAATACTTTATCTGCAGTTGAATATTGCCTAATGACAGGCCAAACCATATCAAATATAGTTTCACACATTTCATAATGTTTACTAATTGGTATTAAACAATTAACATTAGGTAATGAATAGTGTTTACTGTAATAATAGTTAATACAAGTGTTGTCTAATGATTTAATATCAACTTGTTCAATAAAATTTACATCATACAATTTATCTGCTAATTGGGGATAATAATGTAATGCTTTTTTCTTGTCTAATGTAAATAATCTATCTGTGTTGTTTAATAACCAAAATAACATTTCTGGTTTGCTTATACCAAACGATTCGTTGTGGTTTAAACACAATATATATCCCTTTTTACCATTAAATGGTCTAATATATATTAAACTTAATTCAGTAAGAGATGGATGGAAATTGTCATTAAACGGAATGAACCGAATAAAGCAATCTTCGAATGCACGAGGCAGTTGTGATGATTTCTCAATGATATAAAACATAACCTTTTTTTTGTAGACCTGAATGTAATAACTTTTCTCTGCCCTATAAAAATTTCTTCAAATTGGGGTTAAGAAGAGTTTTTAGAACTCCATTAACATCTTTTATTGAAAGCATTTTTTTATATTCTGGGTTTTGTTTGGTTATTAATTCCTTAGCGATTGAATTGTATTCTCTACCTTCATAAAATTTATTATTCAATACAAAGAAAGGTCCTTTATAAGCGACTAATGTATCCTTATAAACTAACTCACCATGTGATTGTTTGACTTGTATTTTATTTTTAGGTATTCTCATTATCCTATTAGTTTTACAGCTTCATTATACATACTTAATCTGCTGTTTATTATATCTTGACTAGGTTCACGACTAGCATCTCCTGTAACCCATTCTTTATAATAAACTTTTACCCAATCTGTTGCAGTATTTACTTTTGTTCCTTTAGTTATAAAGGTAGTAGTCCCACCTACATAGACACCTCTTCTTTCAATATTACTTACAGCAAATTCAGCTCCAATTTCCCAAGTAGCAAAAACAGCAAATCCTCTTAATCTACCACCACTATCCACAACGTTAACGGTTCCTGTGATATCATTATCATATTGGCTATTCCATCTACTACCATCTGTTTGAACGCCAAAGAAATTATTATTAAATCCTTTTAATTGATCCCCAGCTCCTTGTTCACTAATTGCTTTAGCCAGTACTGCTATTGCTACATTTTTATTTAAACCTGATTTTATTTTATTTTTAAGATAAGTTGCTAATTGGGTTTTAAGAATATATGTTCTTTCAAAATCAACAACTGGTTTTTCAGGATACGCATTTCTAACTATACCTCGAACTCTATTAGCATTTTCATTAGTTGATGTTTCTGGGGTTAGATCAATAACTAATTTGTCATAATCCCAATCAAACCCACCTTCAGGATTATCTAATATAATAGTTTGAGCTCCGATTGTTGTTGTCCAATCCCCACTTTTAACATCTTGGGAAATATCTGTTACAATATATCCTAACTGATTTCCAAACCCATTTCCTTTATATCCTTTAGGTAATGCATTTTCTGATATTCTAAATAAATTTCCTATTATCATTCCACCTAAACCATCAAATGTTAAAGATAATTTTGTAGGAATAATTACATTAAATCCGTTTCCAGGTACTTTAAAATAGTTCCTAGTAAATTGAATTAAATCACGTAAAGCATTTTTATAATCTCCATTAGAAGATGTTGAAGAAGCTTCAGATACAGTTCCTTGAACTGCAGTATTAGCAAAAAATTCAGCTATTTTACTTAATGCTTTTGATATAGACTCATAAGCAGCAGCAGCATCTTTTATATATTTATCAAATTGTTTTTGAGAATTATCAGGGATTGATAAAGCTCTATCTGTTATTCCATTACTGTATGCTTTTAAAGATGCTGAATCTGTATTTAATAAATCTTGATTAGCTTGAGCAGCAATAGATATCATTGCTGATTGTTCAGGAAATATCTGTGATTGTAGTGTATAATTTCTAACTACTGATTTTTTGTTTTGAACTTCTATTTGAAAAGAATTTTGAGCAGTTGATAATTGTCCAGTAAAGTTTACATCAATTATACTTGCCCTTTCATCATCAACATATATTTCAAAACTATTAAGGTTACCAATAGCTGCTTGGCAATCCTTTAGAGTACCCTTTAAAAAATCATATAAATTAATTTCATTTCGTTCTTGACGATCTGAGTTTCCTAAATCTGCTGTTATTTTTTTATATAAATAATTTAGATTAATATATATATTTCCTATAACACCCTTTTCATCAGCAATGTTTTTATCTACAAATTTTTTATTTAATTTTGAAAGATATTGAATTACTGATTTGTTTTGGGTAATAGTTTGTTGAGCAGCTGCAGCAGTTGCTGCGGCTTGAGCAATGTTATCTTGTTTAGTAATGTCTGTACTTATTGAAGCATCTTTTCTTGGGTTTACACCTTTAGGACCTGCTACATCTGCAAAAGCTTCTATTATAATATCGCCGGTAATGCTATCATCAAATACTTCTAAGGCTTGCATAAAAGTTAATTGATTAGGACTATCTGCTTTAAAAGGTTCTATTGACCAATCACTCCCACCTACATTTCTCTTTTCAAGAGTGTAATAAGTATAACCATTTAAATTACCAGTTACTATATCAAAAAGTCCTTTAGAAACTACACCATTTCCCTTAATACCACTAACTCCTGCAAAATCCCAAAAAATAAATTTTTCATCAGCTGATGTTAAACCATTACCAAGATTATTAACACCACTTCTAGCCTTAATTGAATAACCAGTTAAAGATGCTTGTTCTATTATTGTTTTTCCAGTACCTCTTACTAGTTCATATTGGCGTTGTAATTCTTGATAAGCTAACTCTGCTGCATTTAGATCTCTTTTAGGTTTGGTTGGATCTCCCCCTTGATATGTAATAAAATCTTTTATTGTTTTTATAACATTAACTTCATCTGTAGTTGTAGACATAGCTTCTTTTAAAGCAAAAACTACTACTGATTTAGCTTTAGTAATCTCAGCAGGGAATCTTGTTGGGTCAAACCCAACTACCCCAATCTCAGCATTTATAACATCTTGTAAGGTTTGAGATGACCCACTAGTAGTAAATGTTACATTTACTCCATTTTCCCAAACAGGAGATGAAATTATACATGTAGAAGGTTCTACTGATACTTGTAATGGATTCCACAAACATGTTGTAGGTTTTAAATCACCATTATTATCTTTAGAAGATGTTGTTATTATTAAAGGAGTATTTGATGTATTTAAAATTGAATAATTTAAAACATGACATAAACTCTCTAAAGTGATATATGCTTGGATGTTATTTGTTAATAACGGGTCTGTACTATCTTGAGGGGGAGGTGGAATTCCTCCTGGGCTGTCAATAGCAAAAAATTCTAAAGTTGGGGTATTTGGATACTGTGCTGCTACTAACTGTAGTGATACCCCTTCTGCTAGTCCACCTGGTTGTCTTGTTGAGGCATAAGCATAAAACTCACTTATTATTCCCGCTAAATAATTTTTATCATATGAATTAATTATTTTTTGCTTATCATAATTACCAAGTAACTCAGGTTTGCCTAACACCTCACCACTAACAGAAGCAGCAACTGAATTAAAAGCCATATTTGTGTTATTGACTTTCAATGATTCAATCACCTCACCAACTGATATAATAGTTGTTGTACAATCATATCCTCCATCTGTTCTAGCAGTCCATGAATAGTTTTTTATTTTACCATACATGGCATCATAGTTGCCTTGAGAATTTTCAATTTTAGCTCTTAATTCTTTAGTAATTTCAGAAATAGTCTTGGGTGTAGTAATATTTAAAATATCATAATACTCATCCATTTGTTTTAATTGACCATTTCCATTCTTATCTTCTACTAAATAGTTTGACCAACCCCACTCTATAAGAAGTGTGTATCCGGGTCTCATGTATAATACTTCTAGATCTTCTAATTGGTTAATATCCCAACATTTGAAGTTTACAACTACTTCTCGTAATGAACCATAAGCACCTTTATTTTTAACAGAAATATTATCAATACCAGGCATTGGTCTAAAACCTAATGGACCTTTTTTATAAGTACCATTATTATTCCCAAATCCTTTATTCATTTGGTATTGACCTGCACCTGTGTTTGATGAAACACCATTAAACAATACATTATTTTTGGCTAAGTCTGCAGAACCATTAACGTTTACACTAGAACTCATCCTTACCCAAGATGATCTTGAGTTTAAATGTTTAACAGCAGCATTTCTAATATCACCAGAAATTAATTTTTGGCGAGTTTCGATTTGTTGTTGTATATATCCAGGAAATGATTCTTTAAATATAGACATAACATTTCTAGTTGTTTAATTCATTAAATGTACGTAAGACTTCGTTGACATTCAAAGGAATTCTTAATTGAGTTCCTGGTTGTGGAAACATAGAACCTTTAGTTATATTATTATTAGCCATAGATATGATCCACCAATATTCTGGGTTCTGGTAATATGTGTATGCTAATAAGTCTAATCGATCCCCTGTTGTTGTAATAACAAAAATATCTTCACTGCTAATAGGAATATTAGGGTATAACTTATTTTTATAATAAGTCTTATTTGTAAATTTTTCTGTTAATATAGTATTTTGTTCGTATCTCATATAGATCTATTATACTAGGATTGTAGGGGTAAGTCTTGTAGGATCTAACGCCTTTAATGCTGAAATATCTTCTTGTCTTTTTGATAAAGGTGCTGTAGGTATAGTTGTTGGAAGTACTCTTTCAACATCACTACCAACGTAATTAGACCCATAATCAGCAAATCTAACACCATTTCCTCCTTCAATTGTAGCACCTTTAACCCAAGGATTAGTATCACCTTGTAACATAACAGGTGAATTTACTCCTTTTTCAGGAATCATATTATCTCCATTGTTTTGTAAACCAATAGGAATAAATGTTAAATCAACATCAATAATATGAGGTAACTCATATAATTTTCTTTCAGCTGCAGTTCCTCCTTCTGGTTCATCTATTGCTATTTCCCAAGGAGTATCATTAGATATTTTAAATGAAAGATTTGTTATAATTCCTATTTGTCTATAGAAATAATTACCTATAGTCATTTTAAAGAAATTACCTTTCATGTAACCATCAGTATAATCTGGCATCATGGATGATGCTAAATAATTTAATTTTTGGTACATTGGTTGCATTTCCATCTCTGATAATGCTGCTACTTTAAATCCTATACTTACACTACGCCCAAATCCAGAATATGTGTATAAATTTTCTCCTCTACCTACGTATTTAAAGTTATTCCAATCTGCTGTTATACTATCATTAAAACTAGTTAAATATGATCTAAATACCATAAACGTACTAGCTTCAGTTTTATTATCAATTGATTCAATTCTAAATTTAATTAAATCACGTATATTATAATGTTTACCACCAATCTTAACTAATGAATTATTTGCTGATGTTGAACCAGTAAACAATGGAGTTAAATTGATTGCATCTTTTCTTCCACTTCCTATTCTTATTTCTCTAGAAGCATTGGCTATTTTATTGTCATTTGCTTTGATAGTAACTGTATCTCCTAAATAATTTGTATATTTTAATTCACTGATATTAGAATTATAAACAGGAACATCAGTTGCTCTAAAACTAGTAGATGAAGCATTAAATAAATTAAATGGTACTTTTGGATTACGTATTCCCGCTACAAATTTATCTCCATATTTTCTTCCATTAAAAACAATTTGATCTTTTTCTCCATCAGCTAATTGTCCACCAATAGAATTTTTTCTAGCTTCACTTTCTGTATTTAATGACCAAGAATTGTTGTATGAAGCAAATGTTGAGTTAACAGAGTCATTTATAGTATAAATTCCTGGTCTAATTTCACCCCTTGTAATATTTGTTATCCCTAAACCACCTAATGATTCAGGACCTCCTTGATAGCTATATAACACACTATTTCCAATACCAGGCAATGGTATTGCTCTTTTAAGAATTGGAAAACTACTTAATAGATTTTGAAATTTATTTAAAATTTTATTGGCAGCTTTAGGTGTTCTTTCATATAATTTAAGTACACTACTGTTTGTATCTTTAAATGTGCTTCCAGTATTATTAAAGAAATTTTCATATTTAGTAGTACCAATTAGTGGAAATAAACCTGCTCTATCTGTATGTAAACCAACTCCTTGTAAAGCTACTTGTGTTAATGTATTTGTTGGAGAATATAGTTGGCCTGGGTATGGTGCTAATTTATTAGCTACATTTACTATTGCTTTACCTATTTTTCCAAAGAATGATGTTGAACCTGCAAATGGATTACTTACTAATGTTGAGTTACCTCCATTAGGAATAGAATTCATTTTTTGTAATGATATTTGCTTAACAGTAAATGCAGGGCCCGTTCTTAAATCTAATAAAAAATTACCAATACGAGAAGCATCTACAATCCCACTTGCTGGTTTTGAGTTTTTAATATCAATTTTATTTCCTAAAATGTTAATTTGTTTAGGAATTATATTCAAAATGGTATCCACTAACGGAACACGACCTGTGTCTATGTTACCTGTTACAATATCAGTAGTAATATATGGTTTATTATCACCATATGAAATACTGCGCAATTTAGTATCATTCAATTTACGAATTAGTGGCATCCTTTAGTTTTAATTTATTAGTAACGACCTTCTGTTGGACCTAAGTCTTTATATTTTTTACCTGTTGCTGATTTGTATTGAACAGCTTGGGTATTTTTAGGGGCCATACTATCTAATTCGTCTAATGTAGATTCAGCTCTAACTGCTGCAGAGCCATTAAAGTCTACTAATTTAATTTTAGGATCAGTATAGATTGAATATGTGTTATGTAGTTTATTTGCAGTTGCATCTGGTGCTACATATCCAAATTCGCGTTTACTAAGTTTTTTAGTTCCGTCTAAGCTAAAGTTGCTTTTTGTGTGTTGATCAATAATTGCCATGGTTTGTGATTTATTTTATACTACGTATAAATATTTGATTATGCTAACTTATATGAACCTTGTACTAATGTTGAACCTACTGCTCTACCATCCATATTAACTATGCCAGGTTTATTATTGTTTTCCTTAGTTATACTAATTAAGTTTTGCATTAAGCCTTCTAATCGTGAACTTCCTTCACCAGATGGTGGTTTTACATTAGTTCCAACAAGTATATTATCATCAGGTCTTGTTTTAAAAGATCCAGCAGAACTCATAATAAGAGAACCATCAGATCCAATAAATCCATCGCTCATTGGTTTTGCAGCTTCTGCTTTAGCAGTAGAAAAAGCACCCATACCTGCCGCAATTGCGGCTAATATTACAGGAATTGCTATACCTAAAGTCATTGCTGATTGAGCACTAATAGCTCCTGCTGCTACTATACCCATTTGTACAGCCATTGCTCCTAAACTTGCTATAGTTTTGACTAAAGAAATCCCAGCTAAAGCTCCTATAACACCATATAATACAGTAGCATTACTGGCTATTGATGCAAACCCATCTATTAATCTTCCTAAAGGACCTGCTACTAAATTTCCAATTAAATCTTGAAGTTTAGTTACAGCAGCATTAAATTTATCTTGTGCTGATAATTGTTCTAATCTATTAGCTACTTCCTCTCCACCAATTGCTAAAACTTCTGATCTAGATTTACCTAACATCTGTTGTTTTAATAATTGGTCTGATAAAGAATCTGCTGATAATCCTAAAGATTCAGCTAAGGCCTTTTGTTGAATTACGTTTAATTTAGAAAATTCATTAAAATCCATTGCTTGAGCTGATAATTCTTTGGCAACAGTTGCTTGGTCACCTTTTAAGGCAGCCATTCTAGCATTTTCTAAATTTAATTCTTTACCTGTTAATAATTCAGATTTTAATTCATTATCAATTGATGATTCAAAATTAAGAAGAGATTCTGCTTGAGCTTTAGTTTGTTCTAAAGTAGTACCTAATAATTTTGTTTGGGTTACTGCTTCAGCTATTGCTCGAGGATTGCCTTTAAAATTAGCTAATAATTGGCCTGATACTTTACCAACATCATTTAATACTTCTCTATTATCTAATTGAATACCGTTTTGTGCCTGTAATGCTTGAGCGGTACCTAAAGCTTCTATTGTTATTGATTTAGAACTTTTACCAGTTGCCAAACTTAATTGAGATAATTTAGCAGCAGATTCAGCATTTATACCCATTTTTTGGGTTAATACTGTGAAGTTTTGTAATAAATCTTTAGATCTAGGAACATTAAACCCTAACTGCTTAGATAACTGACTAAATGATTCAAGTAATTTATCTGTTGTTACCGCAGCATCTCCTATTTCTCTACTAAATTGAGTAAATTCACCTCTAACATCATTGGCTTCTCCTTTAGTTAAAGTTAAAGACTTTGCAAGTTCAGTTACTTGTTTATCTGCTTTAAACCCTTGGGTCATGAAGAAAGTAAATACTGTTAACGGATCTAAAAGATTTGTTGTAATACTTTTTCCTAAAGAAGATAAACCAGCTCCTAATGTTGTAAATCTATTAGCTCCTTTTTTAGCAGCTGCTTCTTGGATATCTCCTAAAACTTTTTCACTATTTATTAATCCACCTAGTACTGGTATTTTATTTAGTCCTTTAACTGCATTTCCTAGAAGCCCAATATTGTGTTCAATTTTTAAAGCTGTCTTTTCTTGTTCTTTAAGTTCACGTGTTCCTTCAGTAATTGCTTCATTTATTTGATCCTGTAATTTTCTAGATTCATCTTCTGTTATATATTCATTTTTTCTAGCTGTAATTACTTGATTTATAGATCTAATTTTCTTTTCTTCTAATTCTCGAAGTTGATTTGATAATTCTTTAGAAGAAAGTTGACCTTTATTTAATTTTAACTGGTTGTCAATTAATTTATCTCCACTTTTTCCTAAAGAAGTCATTAATGAACCAACACCTGATCTTAGACTTCTAACATATTGTTTAGTATATTCATCAGCGTCTATTAAATTTTCATTAAGATTTTGTTTAATAGAAGCACCTAAACTTATAAAGGCATCCTTTAAAATTTCAGCGGTTTCCGCAGTTTCTCTTAATATTTGATCGGGTGTTTTATCAGCCATGTTTTATTATTATTACGTCGTATAAATATAAGAAGCGCCTATTTTTTAGGCGCCTCTCTTAGATGTAAAATCGGGTGGGGTTATAACGTTAGAAGTGGTGGATTTACCTCCTCTCGCGTTTTCTGCGGCTTGTTGTGCGTCTTCTGTTGCTTTGTTTTCTTCATCATAGTATTTCTTTAATTCATGGAATGTGTATCGTCTTAACCAATTGGGCATTGTATAAACAGTGTACCAATCATATCCACCTTTGCCATGAAATACTACTTCATGTATTTGTTTAAATATGGAGAGCCTATGCTCCGAGGTCAGGCCAAAAAAAGTCAAGACCAATTGTAAAAGGTATGCCCTCCTCAACACCCTCTGGATAGAATTTAAGTTCAATACCTGGTTGTACTTGAGAATAATATTCTCTTAATGCTCTAGCATCTTTTGCTAATAAAAACCCACCATCAACAAATTGTCTAATTTCAGCTACGTCACGTTTACCATTAATTGATGTAATAATATATTTTAATCGTGTTGTTGCTTCGTATGAACCTTGTGGATTTACTTTTAATAAACCTCTAATTTCAGCTTCAATTTTTTTCTCATCACCATGGGTTAATAATCTGAAAGTAATAGTATTATCAGTATGAGGTAGTTTATATGTAAATTCATTTATCCCTTTATTCAATAAAGTTTCATCAATTTCTTTTTCTTTCAAATTAGCTAAATCTACAACCTCGTTACGTGGGGTTCTTGATTTAGGATCTAGAAAAGATACTGGGTAATCTTTACCATAACCCAAAATACGAGCAGCAATTAATATTGCATCTTTATCTGCTACTAATAATTCATCAAAGTTAATAGGAGTTACTATTAATGATTGTAACAATCTATCAATTACTGTTCCGTTTTTGATATAGTTTTGGTTTGTTAATATGTCTTCTTCTTTAGCTGACATATATTTCATTTCAATTTCACCTTTAGATAGTGGTGATTCTGTTGGGTATAGTAGGCCTTTTGAAGGCAACGAAACCATTTCTGTAGGTAGCTTTAATTCGCTCATATAACATTTTTATTTTGTGCGTATATAAATATATAGAAAAAGAAAGCGTCTGTAAAACAGACGCCTCTAAAAAAAAGAAATATGAAGGGGAATTAAAAATTCAATACGCAGTAATCCATAGCAATTGTTAAAGAGATGTTTAATGGTGCTTCTGAGCTCCAATCCATGTCTCCAAAATTTGCTGATTTTGCATAAGCTCCTTTGATTTTCCATTCGCTTACTACATCACCTACTGGGCCTAATACTGATAATGTTAAGTCTTTTTTATAAAAATCAGAATAACCATCACGGCCTGTTACTGATTCATGTGCTAAACGTGCCCATTCCATTACTGCTTGTGCACCACTTGGAGTAATTGGATCATATAATTCTAAAGTCATATCATTCCACTTAACTTTACCTTTTACTTTACGGTAAATATTAATATGGTCTAATACTATTTCTCCAGCATCAAATGATGGTGAAGATGCTTTCTTAATCAAATATGCTGGGATGCCGTTAATTTCACAGATAAATCTATTTTGAACTTTTGGTTCAAAGGCTGTGAAAAATATTTCGTTGGCGTCTAAAATTCTTGGCATGTTATTATTATGTTTTCTGTCTATTAATAAATATTAATAAGTAGGACTCCTTGCGAAGTCCCACTTAATGTTATCCTGGGAACGTTGCTCCTGTAGGTAATACTGTGAAATCCAACACAATGAATTCAGCTGTTTTACTTGGTTGTAAATAAATTTGACCAACTAACTGATTTCTATCAATTACGTCTGATGTGTTGTTTGAATCATCCATTACTACTTTGAAAGCATATAAACCTTGACGTTGTACTACTGATTCTAAATATGGTTCAGCTATTGATAAGAATTTATTTCTTGTTGTTGCTGTATTTTGTTCAAATACTAATGAACGACCTACTTGACCTAAGAAACCTTTTAATGTAATCAATAAACGACGAACGTTAATTCTATCTAATGAAGTTGATTTTTTCTGTAATGTCTTTTGACCAAACGCTACAACACCTTCTCCAGGGAATGAAGCTAATGGGTTAATGTTTGTATCATATAAACTATCACGATCTTCTTGAGATAATCTTCTTTCAGCTCTTAATACTGATCCGATTCCACCACGATTTAAACCTGCTGGAGCGAACCATTCAGCACCTACTTGATCGTTGAATGCGAATACACCACCCATTACTACTGATGGTGGACACCATACAGCCTTACCTAAATTATTACTAAATAATTGTACCCATGGGTAATATGCAGCACCATAACTTGAACCAACTGCAGTTGAAGCTGTAACAGCTGCTGCTACATTAGCTCCATATGCTGTAGTATCAAGAATTGCCATTGAATCACCTCTTCCTTCACATACAGCAACTACATCATCTACTAATGAACTTAAAGGACCAGTACCTAATGTTACACCAGGAACTAATAATAAGTTAAAGCTATAATCATCTTTATTTGATAATAAAGTTAAAGCATCTGTGTAATCAGCAGCAA